TCGAACACGTCTGTCAAAACTGTGGAGTGATCTTCGAGCGACCGCATTTCTACCCCAACAAGAAGATGTTCTGCTCCATCAGCTGCTCCAACCAACAACACAGTCGCAAACGTGCCCAGCACTATCGGTTCGGTGGTGTCACCTTGAATGGGTCGTATGAACTGCGGTTCGTGGCCTGCTTGGAACGGCTGGCTATCGAATGGAAGCCCTGGCCGGACGATCGTCCATTCATCCGCGACGGCCACGAGTACCGGCCTGACTTCCTTGTAGCCGGACACGCCGTAGAGGTGAAGGGCTGGGATCGTCCGAATAGCTCACAACCGGAGATGCGGGTGGCCTGGGATTTTCCTGAGCCACTGATCGTAGTGGATCGAGAGTTGCTGGAACGACTAGAGCGAATCCTCAGTCAGGAGACGTGGATTACGGCGTTGACCACTCCCAATAAGTGAGGAGGTCTTTCCCGTGCGCATTATCACCGTTCGTGAGCAATACGAATTGTTTGCGCCGTGGCGTTTCGCCTATGACATTCAGTCCCCGGCTCCCGGTGAGCCGATAACGACCCAGCGTGGGCCTACCGGCCCTTCACTAGACCCGATCCGCGATCCGATGGGGAACCTGAACAAGCGCCCCTACGACTACCACACCATGGTCGACAACCTCGTCAGCCACTACAACGGCGCGAACGAGGGCGAGCGCAAGCAGGGTCGGCTGTGGTACCGGGCCGCTCACGATCTGTTCCACAAGTTTGCCAAGGACAACAACATCAGCCCCGAGCGGGCGGTGGCCTACGGTGCCGCGTTCTCCCCGCTGACCGACTGGGGCGACAACGTCCACCACGCTCAGCAGTTCCACTTCGGCTACCGGCCCACGTTGGAGGACGGCTCGCCCAACCCTGATTTCAACGAACACGACTGGCAGACGGCCCACATTGCTCAGGGGCCGCTGGACGCCTTCCGCAAGCAGTACGGCCGTGACCCCACAGAGCACGACGACGATCTGCATGCGCTGGCCGACCTACATCAGGGCCAGTGGAACCCCAGCAAGACCGACGTCAAGAAAGGTCTGCTGGGCAAGCACGACATCGCGAACAACCCCGAGGCCCGCCAGCAGTGGATGAAGAACATCCAGTACAAGGGCATGCCAGCCATCCTGGCCGACCAGGCCAAGCAGGCCGAGGCGTGGCGCAAGGACTCCGACAAGAAGGGGCCGTACAACCCCGCCTACTCGATGCGTGCTTCGGGCATCAACACTTTGGGCGGCAATATTCAGAAGGCCAAGAACCTCTACCACTCCCCCGACGACGTGGTGAACATGTTCAAGGTGCTGGGCGGGCCGAAGATCAGCCACTTCACCGACAACATCCTCGACGAAACCCCGATTGACGAGGAGGGCTACTACCAGCATCCCAACGGTGACTGGACCCAGAACAAGGACTTGGGCGGCACCATTGACTCTCACCACATTCGGGCGTCGAGCATGGCCCACGGGGAGTGGGAGCGCAAACCCTACGCCGCCAAGAACCCCAGCACCGACCACGAGTACGACGTCTTCAACCGGGGCCTGCTCGATGCCACCAAGAAGATCAACGACGCCCAGCCTGACTCCACCAAGCACATCACTCCCAAGCAGCTGCAGGCCATCATCTGGCTCAAGCACAAGAACGACAAGGACTACTTCGAGCGCCAGCGCAATCCCGAGACCGGCGAGCTGATCAAGCACCAGAGTGAGCTGGGCGCGGGCGCCCAACGCCCCGAGGACTGGCAGTTCGCCGAGAAGAGCTACAAGTCCAAGGGCAAGGGCTTGGGTAAGGGGCCGAGCAGGATGCCGACGCGGGCCGCAGCTTTGGATCCCGAGGACTTCGCCGACATGCCTCCGCTGTGGCGCAAGGTGTTCATGAGTCACCGGCCCGAGGAGTGGACCGACCTGTTGGCTGCCTGGGTGGAACACCACTCCCCCGAGCCACCCCTGCCCCCGCGAGAGGCGTCACGCGACGTCGACCTGGTCAATACCTACCGGGTGATCGCGTTCTGCGACGGCTTGATCGAGTAGCCATGCGTCGCATCCTGACAGCGCGTGAGCAGGTGGAGCTGCTGAGGCCGTGGCGGCAGGCTGCTCAGCCGCCGCCGTTGGAAAGCATCAACCCCACCGGCAGCCTGTTTGTCGATTACGACCCCGTCTCCCGCACGGGGCCGTTGGGTCCGGGCGTGACCACCCTGGACAAGGCCCTGGGCAAGCACCCCGACGAGCCGATCACGATCTATCGCGGGCACAACGGCGAGCAGAAAGAGATCGTCCCTGGTGACTTCGTCGCCGCCGGACCAGTGGGCCATGACATCGCCCAGTCCTATGCCGCCCACAAGGACAACCTGCAGGAAGGGCAGAGTCCCGCAGACCTGGGCAGCAGGTATCGGTCCGTCCCCCAGGTCTTGCAGAAGACGGTGGGGCACGGCGACGTTGTGTGCGACCCCGACGATCCCGAGGGTGGGGAGTACATCTACCGGCCCCGAATGGCCCGGCTGGCCAAGGATCTCTACCACCGCACCAGCCCCGAGCAGGCTGCTGCCATCAATCAGAGTCTGCGCTCGGAATGGTTTCAATAGGTAACCAATCGTTCGCTTACTTTTCTCCTGTGATCGGGCTAGGCAGCGCTAGGAAGAAGTGGACGACAAGGAGCGCTGATGGACTCACCACTGGACGCGTTAGCCCGGAGCGTCACCCTCGGCCTGGCGGGTCTGGCCCAGGCTTCACTGAAAGTGTTCGAGAAACTAGGAGTGGATATGACAAGCGTCGACCAGGCCATCGCGGACTGGACCCAATACGCGCAAGATCTGAAGGCTCACGGCGACGACGTAGAGCAGCAGCTGTCTGCTGCGAGCGATGCACTGACAGCCGCCAACGAGCAGCTGGCCACCATCGCCGAGGCCGATGCGCTCAAGGAGGCCCAGGACATCGCCGCAGCCGTGGCCCAGGCCAATCAGGATGCGGCCGACAAGCTGGAAGCTGCGCTCGAATCACTGCGCAACCCGCCCGTCACTCCGCCGGACACTCCACCGACGCCCGACGTTCCCCCGACGCCGGACACTCCGCCGCCGGATGTCACCCCGCCGACGGACGTCACCCCGCCGGACACGCCTCCGGCAGATTCGGGCGGTGGTGATGTGACACCCCCGGATTCGGGGTCTCCAACGTCCTGAGACTAATCCAGGACTTATGGGCGCGCCTTATTCAGCTGTTCCGGTAGACGGTGACACCAGGGCCAGAAAGGAGTCACCCCGTTGTCTAGTGGCGAAGCTCGGCATCAGGGCTATCAGGAACGACCGCGTGAGCTGTTCGGCCTACTCAGTGAGGCCGAGGCGCGGACGATGCATGCCGAAACCATGGCCCAATTCCAGGCCATGGAGCGTCGACAGGCGAGTATGCAGCACCAATTGAACACCATCGCAAGCAAGGAGTCCGACATCATGGCAGCCGTACAGGTAGACCAGGCCGATCTCGACGCACTCGCAGCCTCATTAGAGGACGTCAAGACCAGCCTCAGCACCGAGATTCAGAACCTGCAAGCCGCAGGAAACCTGCCCGCAGGGTCGCTCGACGGCCTCAAGCAAGCGCTCACCGATCTGCAGTCGCTGGAGCCGCCACCGGCTGCTCCCACCGGCTAATCAGGCTTGTTGCGCGCGTAAACGGGTCATTTCTTCGAGATGACCCATTTGTGTGTGACTCGTGTCTCGCTTGACGGTCATCCTGTAGCACGCCCACAATGTGCACATGGGGCCTTGTTAGGAGGCCTCACTAAGGAAAGTGAAGTGGATGACCATGCACACCTACCTGGTGCAGCTGGCCGACCGCCAAACGGGCAAGGACCAGCGCATCCTTGTGCTCGCCAACAGCCCCGACAACATGCAGGAATTCGTCAGCACACTGCCGGACCTCAAGGTCGAGAACCCTATAGTGATCGCCATTCACAAACTGGCGATCAAGCGACCGCTGCCGCGCACCAATATGCGCCAGGCGGTCAAGTCAGTAGCCGCTGCGGCAAAGTAGCCGGTCGGGCGCGGGCTCAAGAACCGCGCCCCTTCTTTTCTTCACGCCCTGTGTTCGGGATGGCTTATGCCCGGAACTGGTGAGAGCCCCTCTCATCAGTGAAGGAGATCAAGTGAGCACCCCAGCCGCTGCCGAAACGCGCCGCAAGTCGCTGCGCGAGTTCCGCGAGACCAGCGCGACGCTGTTCTGCAAGAACAACACCCCGACCAAGATCACCTGCAACACCCCCGACGGCAAGATCAACTTCGAGCTGGAGCCCGCCGGGTACGACGACTCGATCCGCATCCTGCCCAAGGAGTGCCTGGCCATGCCCGGCCTGCAGCGGCTGTGGATGAAGAAGGCCATCACCATCTCCGACGACGAGTCCATGGAGGACGAGATCGTGTTGCTGATGGGCGGGCAGGTCGAGCTGTCCTCCGGCCCGCGCCCGGTGCAGGTGATGGGTGAGGACGGCAAGATGCAGACCATCACCCCGACACTGGAGAAGGCACCGGAGACCCGCGACGTTCACATGGTCGTCGACAACGATCCCACCAGCCGCACCTACGGCCAGGCATCGACGCCCAAGTGCATCGTGGGCGGCGAGCCGATCTTCCAGACCGTCGAGCAGATCCGGGCGGGCGCGCCACCGCTGTGCGCCGGGCATCAGGGCGAGGCCCCGCGTGTGGTGTCCACCCCGCAGCCGGACGGCACCTGGACCCACCGGCTGGGCAACCCCGCCGTGATCGAACCCACCCGCCGCCTACCCGATTAAGGAGATTCCATGGCTACCACCGACATGCCCCAGCTGACCGCTCAGGTGTGCCAGTTCGACCGCAACCCCGGACGCCGTGAGAGCGTGCTCGTGGCCCTGTATCAGCCGTCGGCGACCGCCGTGGCGTCCTACACCAGCCAGGAGAACAAGGCCAAGGCGATCGGCACCACCGCCCCGCCCAGCGTGGTATACAGCTCGACGGCGCATCAGGATGTGATCCGCAACGCCGCCGACTCCGCCTCCCGCGTGCACTAGCCAGAGAGCAGGAACTCCCCCGTGGCCCAGGTCAAGCCCAGCAGGACGGGGGAGTTGTCCTCGACTCTAGTAGGAGGTTGACGTGCCCACCCCGTATCCGACCAGCTTCGACGTCTTCAATGAGCCGAGTCTGCCCGAGGAAACTCCGCTCTCCTCCGCCGGATCGGCCACCCGCAACCACACCGAGCACCACCGCGACCTGGGTGACGCTATCGAGGCGCTGGAGCAGCTGACGTCGCTGGCGCTGCACGACCACAGCGGGGACGGCACCGACATCACGCGCGGGATCAAGCTGCTGCAGTCCAACACCCATGAGGGTGCCGACACCGATACCGCCCCGGACTCGATCCATCACAGCATCGGCCTGGGTCCGCTGCAGGCGGCGGCGGGCAATCATGCCCATGACTATGACGGGCCGAGTATCTTCAACAAGCCCTACATCCGCTGCACGTCCACCACCAGACCGCTGAACCCGCTCCCCGGGCAGATGATCTGGGAAACCGACACCAACTGCGTGCGGGCCTGGGCGGCGTTCCCCAACAACGTCTATGTCGCGATGCCGCCGCCCGCCTACCTGAACTACACCTATACCTTCAACACCAACAACAACGCCAATTCGCTGGACCCGGCCATCTTTTCGCAGACCTATCCGGTGGGGGCCACCCCCACCAACGGGGCGATGGGCGCGCCCAGCGCGGGGAACTGCCAGTGGAACACGACGCTGGCGACCTCGGGCAACCGCGTTGACTGCCGCTGTATCGCGCGCGCGGTGGCAACCGGCAATGCGCACACCCTGACCGACGACCAGGTCATCACCATCAACACTGGCGCCCTCAACATGACCGGCTACAACAACATCCCGGTCTACACCGGCCCCGGCCACTGTGTCGTGACCCCCGACTTCACCCCCACCAACGACGTGTATCTGCGGATGAGCGATGACGGCCAGTCCTACGTGCGGTTCATGATCTCGTTCTTCGGGATCGCGTTCTTCTACACCACGACCGGGCCGACCGGGGAGACCCTGTTGGGTGCGACCCTGGCCAGCTGGACGCACACCCCGCGCATGCAGTGGCAGATCAAGGTCTCCGGCAACACCTACACGGCGAACTCCATTCGGATCAAGAGTGACGGGACCCCGATCCCCAACTCCTGGGAGCAGGTGATGGGGATCGTGGACTACAACAACGTGGTCAACGTCGGGGCCAGCTACCGGGGCTGGGCCATCGGGATGGCTGCCGGGCAGTCCAACGTCCCCGCCCTGCTTCCTCAGCTGCGGCCCAACAACCTGATCCAGGTCACCGCCCAGGATCTGGGAGCGACGTTCGCCGGGACGCAGGGCTACGGGCAGTATCAGACCCAGTTCCTCTGGCAGCTGCTGGGCACCGGCTACACCCCGACGCTGCACGCCGAGGCGCGTACCTCCACCCAGCAGGTGGGGGTCGCCGAGCGGCACGTGCTCTGGTGGACCGACGTCATCGAGGACTTCTTCTGGTATCAGGTGTTGTCGCCCAAGCGTTTCCTGAAGCTGGAGGTGTCCAACACCGACATCGTCGTCCAGGAGGCGGGCCACTATCACCTGCACGCCTCGCTGTGCTGGGATCCGGCCAACACCTGGAACGACCACGCCATGATTGCCGTCGAGGTGAACGGGGCCGACATTGCCCGTCGCAACTGGGAGTTCGTGCGCGGCTTCAATTACACGCCCGGCTTCTCCCAGACCAACGAGATGAGCATCAACTGGTACTTCGCTCAGGGCGACGTCATCCGCATCATCGCTCAGCACAACGCCAGCAAGCCCTGCTTCCTGTGGTGGTGGCCACTGTCTCACGCTGACCACCAGTCCCAGGTGTGCTACGTCGACCTTTCGTTTATCAAGCCTTAGAGGAGCTATGTTTTTGTCGAACCACTGCCTAGCCCCGCCGAGACCCGTCATGCCGAGGCCCGCCGTGCCTTGCCGGGTCCCGCCGAGCCGTGCCTTGTCAGGCTCCACCAAGTCTGTTCATGCTAGCAGGAGACCAGGGTGACTGATCCGACTGCACCGCCGATTGCCGCATCTCCAGATCCTCTTGAACCTGTTTATGGTCCAGAGGTCCACTCCCCTAAGCTGATCAGTCAAGCGGTGGCGCGCAAGTTCGTGTCCCGCAATGGATTCGGCTATCTGGCTATCGGCGTCATTGATGAAAATGGAACGGCGGTCGACCCAGACCCCGGCACCATGACGCTGACGGTGTACTTCGACGACCTGTCCGGGATATCGACGGATCCGCGCGGCACCCAAATCATCACCGCCGATGAGACATCCGGTGTGATCAAGGACGACACCGGCAAGTTCCACTACGACATCGGCCCGCAGTTCACCAGCCAGAAGGGACTGCTCAACGCGGAGTGGACCTACCAGTCTTTCGGCGTACCAGTCACTTTCAGCGATCACATGCAGATCCTGGAGCAGATGCCCGCCTACGACATGCTGACCGATGACTCGAAGCTGATCGTGGAGCAATCGTCTTGGTACTTCGCGGATCTCTTCGACTCCACCGAGGGCGGGCCGTGGCTGCAGGAGAATTTCCAGACGCACTTCAACTACGAGAGAATCGCCTTCCTGATGGGCCAGGCCATCATGAAGTTCAACGTCACCGGTTACCCGGTGACCAACTACGGCGTCAACGTCGGCGACGACTCCATCCCGCCCAACTTCAAGGCCATCTCGGTGTGGGCCACCAAGCTGGAGATCATGCGGCACCTGATCCTCTCCTACACCGAGATCCCGACCTTCCAGAACATGCAGACCACCTACACCGACCGACGCGATTACGCCACCCGCTGGCAGGCGGTGCTGCAGGGCGAGATGGCGCAGTACACCCAGGCCGTCAAGATGGCCAAGCGCAGCCTGCTGAACCTGGGGCGCGGCTCGATGTTGGTGAGCGGCGGGATCTTTGGGGGCAGCGCGCGCGGCTACTTCCTGTCCGGCATGTACGTCTCGCAGGTGCGCTCGATGCGCATGTATCCTGCCGCCCCGTCGGTAATGTGGTCCAGTCAAGCGTTTGGTAGATAAGCTGCTATCGTAGAAGCGTGGAGGAATGGATACCAGTGCCCGGTTTCGAAGGTCTCTACGAGGCGAGCACCCTGGGCAGGGTGCGTTCACTCGATCGTGTTGACGCGGCGGGCCGAGACATCAAAGGTCGGGTGCTGAAACCCGGAGTGCTCAAGAGCGGGCGACTGCAAGTGACGCTCTGCAAAGACGGCGTCAATCATCAGATGAAGGTTCACCAGGTCATCGCGCTGGCGTTTCACGGCCCCTGCCCGGAGGGCCAGGAGACTCGTCACTGGCCCGATCGCGACGTCACCAACAACCGGCCCGAGAATCTTTGCTATGGCACCAAACGCGACAACTTTCTGGACTCGGCAGAGCACGGCACCCATAAGGAGCTGCGCAAGACTCACTGCCCGCGCAATCACCCATTGGAAGCGCCCAATCTTCGGGATCGCGAGAATGACTGGCGTGAGTGTTTGGCTTGTCACCACGCTCATGCCCTCGTCAAGACCCAGCAGCACCTGAACTTTCGGGAGGTTGCGGACGCCTGTTATGACGAGATCGTCCGAGGTATCAAGAATCCCTACCGCCGTACTCTTTCCCAGGCTGCCCAGGAATTGGTTCGATCAGGACGTCACTACCAGGCGTCCAAAACCCACTGCCCTCGCGGGCATCGTCTCGTCGCGCCCAATCTCGATCTTCCTTCACTGAAGGTTGGACGGAGGAAGTGTGCCTCCTGCACTAAGGCCAAGAATCAGATAGCTTCCCCACGATGGCGGGGGATGACTTACGACGAGGTTGCTGACTGCATTTACTCCCAGCTGATGCGGGGAGGTGAGATCGACGCCGAGAATTGATCTGCCAGAAGACTATGCCGTTAGGTTCGCAAGGGAGGCTGTCAGGGACAGTTTGCGCTCGCACGGCGAGGAAGTCGTCCTCTTACACATGTTCCACGTCGCCGAGGACGAGGACACCGTCTCGCGCTGCCCGGCCTGCTACGACGATATTTATGAACAGCCCGATCGGTTCGACTGCACCCGCTGCTACGGCACCAGCTTCGACGGCGGGGTCAAGGAGCGCTGGCGGGCGTGGGCGATCTTCACCGACACCCTGGAGGTGGAGGACATCTCCGCGCGTGGTGTGTGGCACCCGATTAAGCGTCAGCTGCACACCGAGCACAAGCCGGATCTGTGGAAGCGCGACTTCGTGGTGCGCGCCACCGACTGGGACGGCACCACCATCGTGGCGGTGGAGGGTATCTACGTCTTCGACGACGTCACCATGGAGAGCCTACGCACCGGCAACCAGTCCGGCCAGATCACGCGCGACGTTGTCGGCCAGCGGGCCAGCCTGAACCGGATCTCCGAAGAGATGCCGATCTACCAACTGCCCTTAGCCGGTAGAAGTTTCGCTCGCTTCGACGGGAAACCCCGCTAGTGTTTCGCCGCATCGTGTCCGCGCGCGATCAGGTGGAGATGTCCTCCCCCTGGCGCACGGCTGCCGTCGCTGACTGGGCCGACAAGATCCACCATACGGAGTGGGATCATCGCGCCGAGGGTGGTCAGGCCGGGGGCCAATACACAATTGATCACCCAAACGACCCCGATAGATATCTGGGCTTTCTGGAATATGTGCGTAACGACGCTCGTCCCTCTGTCGCCATCAAGTACCTCGAAGCCCACCCTGATTACCCGCGTCAGGGCGTGGCCTCAGCCCTGATGCAGCGGTTGCACGCTGATCATCCGCAGCACATGATTGTTCCTGGCACGATGACCTCCGAGGGCCAGGGATTCAAGAACCGGATGGTCGAGCAGCACCCGGAGGCTTCCGATCTCCTGATTGCCCGGCGCAAGCAAGCTCAGACCTGGCTGCAGGGCGTCCCGGCCGACCCGCTGGACCCCGAGGCCGTCATGCACAGCTTCCTGCTGGATCCTTCTGACGCATATGATGCTCACGGTTGGTTTGAGAGACATCGCGCCCATCCATCCATATCGATACCGACTGATGTCGATTGGTTTCATGGTTCGCCAGCTGACCTGCCCATCGGTACGGTATTAGCTCCTCGACGAGGGAATCCTCCCTGGCTCGATCATCCTTATCACGGTGGATTGGATAACCGCGCCAACTTCATTTGGGTCGAGTACGACCTCACTCACTCCGACGAATGGATGCACTATTTCGTGCGCGATCATGGGCAAGCATTCCTGTATCGCGTCAAGCCCCGGCTTGGTCCGTTCCCCTGGAACGGGTCCGGCCACGAGGGCTGGGTGACCGACGCGGCGGTGATCATCGGTGTGCTGGCGCACTATGAGGGCGGCGAGGGGCATGTGGAGCGGGTGGCCATGCCGACCTACTACCACGTCACCGATAACCCGAACTTCAAGTTGGACCCCAACTTCACTCCCGAGCACATCGGGTATGACAGCGGCGACGAGGACGAGGAACCTGATGTTGGCCCAGGCATCTATTTGACCCAGAATCCCGATCTTTGGCGGCATTCCTATCCGGGCCGATCAGACCGGGGATATAACGCTCAGTTCGATACCGCCGAAGACCTCAAAGACTATCCCGAGATGACGCCGGGCTGGTCTCGCTTCGACCGGGAGATGGGGACTGAACCAGAGCAGTATTTCGTCCCCAATGATTACTTCAACATGCTGACCCCAAAAGGAGTCGAGCGTGTCAGCGCTCGTACGCGCGGCGTCTATCAGATGCCCATCGAGCTGGCCAAGCAGTACCTGATTCACACCGGGCCGCAGACGCATTACCCCAGCGGCGAGCCGGTCGAGGAAGACCTGCAGGAAGGCAACCGCGAGTACCAGCGCAAGATGCAGGACACGCTGACCAATCAGGGCTGGGAGGGCTTCAAGAACATGCCCGCGTTCACCGTCGGCTCCGGCGGGCGGCACGCGGTGATGGAGGACGGCAACCACCGGGTGTGGGCGGCGGACGCCCTGGGCTACACGCATGTGCCGGTGGCCGTCACCACCCACGAGGACCCCAACTGGGCTGCCCAGTACGGCAAGCGGGTGACCCCCGAGCTGCGGCAGTTTCTCAAGGAGAACCTGACATGACCCGCATCCCCGCCCCCGCCCAGCTCGCCTCGC